TTCAATCTGTTACGTTTTTCACCGATAGTCATTTTATCCTCGCTGAAAATGTAGCGCAGTATTGGAAGATTTTCCTTTTCTGCTTCTAAGAGGTCGCCAACTGGCTCCTGCCCGTCATCATATACAATCCATTCCATGCGATCTCTGGGATAAGTCTGCTGCTGAACCATTTTTATCAGATAAGGAATGAAACGTCGGCGGTTATACGTCGGCGTTACAATACTTACGAAGGGATGCATTCTGATTGTATACAAGGGTAGTGTTTAAGTTTATACGGTGCCACTTGGTTTAGGGCTCGCTGGTTTTGCAGGTGGTGGAGGGGTCGCTGGTTTTGCAGTTGGTGGAGGGGGGGTACCCGTAGGCTTAGCGGGAGCTGGTCCTGCAGGCTTAGCGGGAGCTGGTCCTGCAGGCTTAGCGGGAGCTGGTCCTGCAGGCTTAGCGGGAGCTGGTCCTGCAGGCTTAGCTGGGGGCCCAGCTGGAGGTTTAGGAGATACGGGTTTTGCAGGTGGTGGAGGCGTAGCTGGGGGTTTAGCTGGTGGCGTAGCTGGTGGCGTAGCTGGTGGCGTAGCTGGTTGCTTAGCGGGAGGCGTAGCTGGTGGCGTACCTGGTGGCGTAGCTGCAGGCTTAGCGGGAGGCGTAGCTGAAGGCTTAGCGGGAGGCGTAGCTGAAGGCTTAGCGGGGGGTGTAACTGGGGGCTTAGCTGAAGCTGCATCTCCAGGCTTGGGTGATGATGGCGGAGTTGTTTTCACTGAACTAGCAGAAGCGATTGCAGCGGCTGCAGCGCCTGCAGCAGCTATCCCAGCAACTACAGCAGCGGCAGCTTTGAGACTATTGTCATATCCATTTTTATAAAGATCTGCTACCCTAGCCTTTTCTGAAAAATAGTCAGAATCTTCTTGATAACAATATGGACCAATCAAAACTCTCTCAGCCCACCCAGTAGTTACATGCACCTTTAATGGTATGAATGTATAATTTAATATTTTTGTTCCATATAGGTACTTTTTTATAAATGCAACTGGAATCACAATAAAAAAGAAAAGAAGTCCATAAAAGAAACTTAAAATACGAAATGGTATATTATACCCAATTGCCTGATTAGCGGATATTTTTCCACCATATAATCCAAGCCCTAAAATTACAAATATTGTAGCATAAAGATTTACAGTTTTTGTTATTGTATGTATCTGCTCAGATATTGGGCTGAATCTACTTCTTTTTGCGAGTTCATCAGCTTCCTTCTTCTTTTCTGCATCTTCTTGCTTCTTTTGTTCTTTTTGTTTATCTAACTCAGCTTTTCTTTCTGCAACAGTTTTATCCTGTTTAGCCTGTGCTTCCTGCTGCTTTGCGTAATTATCTGCTTCAGGATCAGACACCTTCTTTGAAATCTCATATTGGACCTTATTATAAGTGCGTGTCAAAAGGTTCCCCATCTATTTTAATTGCAAGTTTTCGTTTGATTTATTCTATCGCATTTTATTAGGTGAATGGAATACTCCGTTGTCATTCCATCCTATAAAAGACCCGAAGGATGTCGTGATAAGACTCTTGCCGTACTGCATAAATACAAGATTCCCAAAGATCATATATTTGTAGTGGTGGCCGATAAAGAACAGCAGGTCGAATATGAGGCGGTATTAGACCCTAAAACATACGGAAAGATTCTGGTGGGCGTGCCTGGACTCCCTCAAGTAAGGAATTGGATATTTGATCACTTTCCTAAAGGGAAGCCTATAGTATCATGTGATGATGACATATCTGGGTTTATAGAATATGATGGATCTGTGAAACGCCACGAACGACCACTCCGGAGTCTCAAAGGTATAATTGAACGGGGGTTCTCAGAATGTAAGAAAGCCGATGCCAGATTCTGGGGCGTCTATCCAAGTGCAAATGGGTTTTTTATGAAACCAACCGTATCTACAGATCTCAAATTCTGCGTGGGCCCATTCTGGGGCTGTTTTAATCCAGGCAAGGAAGTTCGTATAGATATTGGCCAAGGCGAAAAAGAAGACTACCAACGGACTATACAGTTTTTCAAAGCAGATGGTGCAGTTGTTCGTCTTAATTTTGTCGCTCCCAAGACAGCAGTATATAAAACTCCTGGTGGCTTGCAATTTGGTAATCGTCTGAAACGTGAGCACAAGACCATTAAACAGATGATGAAAAAATATCCGGGTTGGATTAAACTGAATCCAACCAGAAAATCTAAGATGCCAGAAATAAGACTTATAGACCCTACTAAGTCTAAGAACATAACAAGAAAGAAGCGCGATTAATTCAAACGCTTGAGCGACAAGAGCACTATATTTCTCATGGCACACTTTTCTTAAAAGTATTTTTAGGTTGCGTATTTCATTCCGCCCATACCACCTTCCACTACAAAGAAGTTTAGACTCTCCACATACACAGTATAATTATAAAGGTACTTGGTGTCAGTCATCAAAGGCCACATATCAATATCTACCTGAAACTTCCGAACCCTACTGGTGTTCAAACTACCACTCGGTTTTATCCACTTAGATGTATCCAAGGCAAACGAGTAGATAGCAAGCCCTGGTGGAAATACTCCCGTGGCGTATTTCCACGAAGATAGCTCATTAAAATACTGTAGAGGCTTTATTTCTTGTACCTCATTTCCATCACATAGAACGCGCATCTGTCTCACGATATCACGCTGTATACCTGTCCCTATCAATCCAGATGAGCCACCTGTGGGTATTGCAGAGTTTGTAGGAATAAACGGTGCTGAAGGATACTGCCACCAATTGGTGTAATTTATCCAAGAATTTCTATAATTTACTGAGTCGTTTCTCCTCGGCACTACAATAAGGCGCGGAACCGGATTGTGTGTGAATAGTTCAAATAATTGGCGTGAATTTATACTGAGAAATTTGTACGGTGTCACTTGTCTTACAATGTAATTAAGAGGTCTAGTAGCAAATGTTTGCCGCTCGTCGTCAGTCAAAAATACCTGTGTAGCCTGTAGCCTCGGATTCAGCGGCCATGTATTTAAACTCGGCGCAGTATATCCTGCATCTGTCAAATAGTCCCGTATATATGTGCCGGTAGTTTCAACAAATGGCGTATAGAGAACATTACCTGACTGCCTTTGCGCAACAGTATTGGATGTATCTACACGAAAGCCGGGTCTAATACGAAACCCTGCCGGGTCTAAAATCGTATATAGGTCTTGAATAGGTCGTAAAGTAAGTTGAACAGAGCACTCATGGTACTGTAATGCTATGAGTGGTAGAGCTAAATGGGCGCTTTGCGTAAACCAAAAAGATAATGGCACCGTTATATCACGACCAGGAATTGAAGGGAAGTTAGTTTGTGTAGTTACTGTTGGGTCCTGATATACATTCGGGTATAATCCTGGTGTTCTTTTTGCCTGCGAACCAACAATGCCGGAATATTGGCCATTTGCTGGATCATATATTTCTGGAACATCGCCAACCAATTCTTGCCATTTATTATACTGTGTCTCGTCTTGGTCTGTCAAAGCACTGGCAATAATATAGTCACTATCAAACTGTTGAACAAGTGTGCCACCCACGAAAAAAGATGCATCCTGGATAATCTGAGCACCAATATATCTGACCCACTGAAACTCAAATTGCCCACCGCGAGTCGCCGTATATTTACTATAAATATCGGGCAGTGTAAAGGTAAAATACAGATCCATCAGTAAATCACCAACACGCTTAATCTTTGCCGTAACTTGTACCGGTTGGTCAAAGAATAATTCCTGTGGGCCATCCATTGCAATTGTCACCGATTCAAAAGCAAAATGGCTGTATTTTTTCATGACAGTGTAGAAATAGGTAAAATCCGGATTTCCACTCAAAATCACATTTTGCGAGCCGTATGCTACTAAAATGTATAAACCGCCACCAGCCATGACAACTCTTCTTGTACCTGTGAAACAAGATGAGATGTCAGTTTAGATGCTGTTAATTAGATTTAATAATTTATGAACTACTTAATTGCGTGCCATTCGTAGTCCACCATGTATCAGACAGATATGGCGTCATGACAGATGCATTCGCACCATGCACCTTGGAGGACGGTCCCATATTCATTAAAGCCTGGATCTCACTGTATGTAAGGGCATAGCTGAAATAGAATACACGGCTCGCCATACCCTTGGCAGCACCATCAAATGTCAGACTGTCTTCGTTGAGTAAAGATAATACTGATGATTGTGCGATAGTCTTTTTCCTACCACTAAATAAATATACGTCACCATAATTTTGATAAGGTGGAGTGCCATCTGACATCTTCATTTTTTGTTTTAGATTGCCGTTGATATATATATAGATCGTGGTACCCTTGCAGCTTATTGTAAGGTGAAACCAGTTATCCACGGGGATATTATCTATTTCCGTATATTCATTCCATGTTTTGTAGGAATTCATGTATATACGAAGACTGTTCTTGTTACCCCAGCAAAATACACCTGGACCCATCAACGGGTAGAATTGACTATATCCTTTATGCATGATGTGGTGTAACTTTGCCTCACCGCTAGAAAATGTAGCACTATCCAAGTTAATAAACATAGAATAACTGAATTCTACGCCGGAACGTTGGTTATCCGATAATGAAGCCAATTTTGACTTAGGGTTATTAGGATTTTGAACTGCCGTAAACATTTTTGCACCCGAAACATATGTGTCGGGGAAAAGTTCAACGCGATCTCTCCACATTTGTATAAAAGACTTGTACAAATACTCAGCCATAGCCATGGCAATGTATAATAAGATAACAGCGGCAACGCCTGTTAATAACTGCGTTACAATATCATTACTACTGGGGTCCATCTATCTATCAAACATATGAAAAATGATAAATTGCTATTGAACTTTAGCAATTTATTATTTTTAGTGAGAAGTATTTTAGCCTCCAGTCTCATTACGTTGAGGCGGAAGCCATATCTTGGCCGTTAACCTTCAAAGAGAATGAGAACTGTTTAGGGTCAAAGTAATTCTTTATCTTTGTCAAGATACTCGTATCATTTGGACCGCTCTGGTAATTCTGATAGACCCGATCCGGGGAATAGGCAAAATCGGCAACCCGTGTCTGACCTATTAAACCGCCAAATCCAAATAGCCCACCAAGAGTGACAGATAAAGAACCACCTGACGCGCTGTCAACCATAAACATCCCATTTAATACACAGCTGCGTGACATCTTGCCATCAATATATACATCTAGCGTCCTGCCATTCAACACTGTCGTAATACATACCCAGCGCTGTAGATCAACGCTTTCAATATCGCATTTCTCTAAGTTGGTATCCATGTATTCACCACCAGCAGCTCCCCCATTAACGGGGCGAATGCTATTTAGCTTACGTGTATCTAATTTGAATTCAGAGCCTGAAACACCACCGCTGCCATCACCGGCCGTACTTACACGTATGCCCAGTTTGCTTGCATTTTGCCCAAGGTACATTACCATTGTAGCAAAACTGGGGCCCCCACTGACAATCAAAAAGGGCTTATTTTTACCCTTATTTACAGTCCAGTCGGCAATGTAAATCCATGTAGTTAGCGAGAATTCGCCGCCCTGATATAATGAGACGCTTGTGGGAACAATTGGCTTTGGCATTTCAGCTGATTTAGCAGGCATACCACCGTATGCCGGATTAAATATAATTTCCTCGTTCATTTCACCATCACCACTCAACCATTTGTAAAAGTAATAAATTGCTATGCCTACAACCACAAACATTGCCACATTAGACGCGGTACCACCCATTCCACCGACTGATTCCATTGTACTCTATTCTGTTAGAATAGATTATGCGTATTCAGAATTCCATACATCCATCGGACTTGCTTTTTTCATATTGTCACAATTTCCACCCGGACATGCAAATAAATTTATAAATGTATCCCATGAAACATTCGGTAATTGCGGCAAATCAGACGACAAATACGGCTTTCCATCTGTGCCCATCGTATTCGATACATATGCCCGTACATCATCCAATCTCATTGCGTAAGGAAACAGGTTTACTAAAGCAATATTGCCCCCGAGACGTGTTTTTACACCATTTGCCCCGGGATCTCCAACACGAATTGATTGGGCCGTATCATAAAATGGCATAGATAGACATGTATGAGAGGCGACTAACTTCCCATTTACATATATGTTGAATTTACGGCCCTCTTTTACAATCATAACACATGACCAGCGCTGTAAATATATTCCAGGCACATCAACTATTTCAGGCAGTTCTTGGTTATATGTATATATTTCAAGAATTATAGGCGCTGACATATTATCGCGGCCCGCGTCGGGAGTTAATAAAACTTTTAAGGATTGATTTCCTCCTATATCTACTGCCGTAGCATAGCTGTCACTAACGTTTAAATTTGCCGTACGGTCTTTAATTTGCGGATTTATGTAAAAACAAAGTGTGGTGCCGGACACATTTGCCCATAATTTGCTCAAATCATCACTGCTAGCTATCTGTGTTGATTTTGACAAAGGCATTACTTCTGTACCTAATATTTTGGGCGGTGCAGGCAAAGTTAAATAACGTGTACCGTAATATACGCTATACGTTAAGAGTACGATTGCTGCTAATAACCAATATATGCGCATCTATCTCTTACTAATTAATGATTTATTATTATGTATTATGCAACAGGAGGTTTAAACTCACTTACATCCGTTAAATCGCTCATTCGGGCCTTCATTTCACTCGGTGATATACTATCTTCAAATAATCTCAAATTCAAAACCTGTATGCCCTTTGAAAGATTTAGTGCCGTGCTACTTGCTGCAGATGGAGGTACAGCTGTATCGCCAACAATATTTTGAGGAGCAATTACATAACTAGCCCCATTTGTTCCAGGGTTGAGTGTGCTACTCTGTCCAGCAACTGGGTCGCTAATTGATTTGATTTTAATAGTCTGAACCAACTCACCATTCAAATATGCTGCCATAGAATATAGGGTTTTTACTATACCAATACGAAACGGTTTATGAATAG